CTTTACTGTCGGCAACGACAATAGTAGTCTGAGAATCAAAGAGCTGATCCGGTACTTCAGGTAACTTATCCACATACTTGTGCTCCACCGAGAATCCAACACCTGTTCCGCATAGCAGAATATACATAGCCTCATCGAACGCCTTGGGGTCATCAATGGGCAGATAGGAACAGTTGTACCCTGCGGTATTGTCTCGCTCAAGAGCCTTACCAGCGGTCATTAAAGCACGCATGGAGGGCATTACTTCAAGGTTCAGAACTGCTTGTTCCAACTCTTGCCGGTCCATATTATGATTGTACTTGTCCCGTAGATGTTTCTCCATGAAGTCGAAGTAACGCTTGACAGTTTCATGCCAATGCTCTCTACGGTTTTCGGTATTCAAGAATCTTGAGTACCGGGACTTAGCAATATAAGTTGAATACGGGGTCATTAAAAATCTCCATCACAAAAGTTACAGGGAAAAAAATAGCACCCAGAGTAGGGTGCTACAGGAAGGTACAGTTATATCTATTTTTCTCCTAATAGCAATGCTTGTTTTTCCACATAGTGAAATCCATAAAGTCACCCATTCTTAACCAACAGGTACTCTACGTATGTCACCGCCTCCACTTCATCGGTACAACATCTAAGGTGAAACTCATAATTTGTTTTATGATACGCCACCACTAAAATCTGATCAAGCAAAGCTGATACTTTTATTGTCCAATCCCCACGCTTTATAGGGCCAAAGCTTGTGAGTTTAACCTTCACTGTCCCGCTTCTTATCTAACTCATTAAGATAATCTGTCAGTGCTTTTTCAGAAGCAATCCTACCATCAAGCTGTGCTTCAAACTCGGCACAGATATCTTCGATCTTGTCTGCCACACCGTAATGTCCCTCGCCTTCAAGGAACCTACCGAACTTGCGTAGTGCCTCTGTCCAAGGGTCCATCTCATGCAATTGAAACTCGTAGCTATATCGGCTACCGTCATCTAATTCTACTGACCAATTGTAAAATTTAAATCCACTCATTCTGTATCCCCTTCCAATATCCTATGTGCAATTAATTCACGCACGCTATATGGGGGCATGGAGTGTGGCTCCCCCAGACCAGCAGTTAAAGCAATGTGAGCACAACGCTCACGTTCCTTCTTCTTAACATCTTCTACTACCTTGATCCACTCTTCGTATTCGTTCATAGTATGTGGTCCGCTAGTTTAAGACCGATCATTTCCTCTGGCGTTAGCCATGCATCAGAAGCCGATAGCAGCCTCCGTTTAACTGTGCCAGTATCTAGGTCAGTCACATCCCTCAGAAGCCGTATCATGCGGCTATTAGCCAGCTCTGCTTCCTTTAGATACGCCTTGATATCGTGGTGCTTGCCATCGATAGTGTCAGAGTACTGGTGACAAAGGATACTTGCATTGGGTGCGATGGTTCGTAGTCCCTTTGTGCCTGACACAAAGATCAGGAATGCTGAGCTAATCACATTGCCAATGCCTACAGTACGGACATCGTGCTTGGAACTACGGATCATGTCGATCAGGGCAAAGGCATCTTGCAGATTGCCACCTTCAGAATTGATGATGAGATTCAGGATCTTGTCCTCTTCTTTTAGGTTCTCATACATTAACCACTTCAGTGCAGCAGCAATACTTTCCTCGTCAATAGGACCGTAAAGGAAATGAGAATGATTCTCAAGTAGCCTATTGTCAATGACATCTATTGCAGGATGAATGACAGCCACCTCTGGCGGTAACTCTACTTCTTCCTCTTGAATCTTAATTGCGTTTAGCATGGTAGCTCCACGAATAACAGCTTGCTTATGGGAACCTGAAAGAACATCTCCCCTGAGTACACGTATTTGTTTGGAACCTCCACCACTGGTGAAGCCAGCAGAGTCTCCCTGTCACAAACAAATGCATGCGTCTGTTCTTTATTCAAGACAACAAACATGCAGGGCTTATCTAGATTAGTAAACTTCTTCTTTCTCTCTGGTATCTGTAAAGTTTCGTACTGGAATAAGGGTCCAGACCAGACACGTTTGATCTCAACCTCTGAGTAAAACTCTTCCCACCCCGTTTTTACAATGAGATCAGCTCCGTATCGGTCTGGATTGTCATCTACTTGATACCCGAACGTACGCCAATACTTCTTACCGGCAGCACGTGCGAGTGTATCGTTCTCTGTGTGTAGTTCTTTATCGAACCGTTTTCGTATGCTCAATTTGGATTTGTCTCCACATCTACTAAGATCCTGTCTACCTGTGTACACCCAATGTCATACATTGCATCAGCTATCGCTTCCTTTACTACCTCTTCTAAGTAATCTATGTCCCAATAAGAGACAGGCATCTCTTCACTTAAGAGGCTAGCTACGAACCGAACTTCAACTGTCACATCAGGATTGTTCATTACCAGTTCACTCCTTTGGTTTCCTCCAATAACTCAATCATCTTGTTGAGGTACCACTGAGCTTTCTTAGCATTCTTATCAGCAGAGTCTTTGTGCCACATGCGAATGGTGTACTTCAGTACGTTACCGTGACAGTAGTTAATCGCTTCAAACTTTCCTAGCGTGTCTACGATTACATCGATAGTCTCGTACTTGCCTTGATTGTAGTGGGCAGGCTTATCAATCTCATCAAACTGCTTAGTCTCTGTCACAGGAGACTGACTGTTGTAGTTGACGGTAGCAGCAGCAGTCCACTCACGTGGGCTGATGTCATCAATCGATGTGCGTGTAGCTGTGATGATATCGTGCAGTGTCTTTGGTTCATTCATCGTGCTCATGCTGACCCCTTTGTTTTAGTCCAACGATCTAATTGAATTACGTTATCTGTGTTTGCGCCTTCAAGCGCAGCAGTACGTGCCTCTTCCTCTTCCATCTTGCTCATGTAAGCATGCACCTTATTCTGAAAGACACCATCAACATTCAGCAGGTGAAAGCAGGCAACCAATCCATTGATCATGTACATCAGATCTTCTTTGCCTTCGACTGACAGATCGGGTGCAGGCATGGCAAGGATGTTGATATCAACCGTTTGGTTCCACTCACCATCAATAATGTTAGGGCGAATCACAAGGGCAAAGTCGTTGTCTTTAAGTGTTAGCATCTGTCTTCTTTCTATGTGGATAAATAATTACTTCGGGATACTTACTGCCGTTTGACTTCTCTTTAATCCAGTCTTCAGGAATCTCTTTGTCTGCGTACTTGAATCCACTCTTAACACACCAGTCACCGTAGGTAGTCTTAGAAATCTTTGATAGTCTGCGCTTGCTGTTCTCAAACACAAAGCGTATGTCTAGACTAGCGTGCTGCTGCTTGACAAGCAAGTGTTTACGTCTGTCTTCTGCTGTAAATAAACCTTTGCTTTCGACAATGATTCCGTTAGGCAGAATAAAGTCTGGAGTGTACTTACGGTACTTCAGATCTTCCCATTCAATCTTTACCTGCTCGTACTTGAAAGAGACACCCAGCCCCTTGAGTTGATCTTGGATCTTTACCTCAAGTCCACTACGGTATCCCTTCCGTTTGGCTGCAGAGTAGCCCTTCTTGTTAAAGCTCATTCAGAGTCTTTAGCCTTTGCGATCTTGACATACGACACCATCGGTGGATGTTCAGCCCTGCTGACCAGCGAAGGTCTTTCTTCAAGCGTACCCCAACACGGATATCTGTATGAGCACCACTGGCACTCCTGTCCAAGTACGAGATTCCCAGTAGGCTTATTTCGATAAGTCTCTTCAACTGCTTCGTAACAGCGTTTGAATTCATTGGTCTGTAGAGCATCTGCTTTTTCAGCGATCTCTTGTACTTCCTTATCAACATCGATTCCCGTAGCCGGTACATACTTGAACTCTCCCTTAGCTTTGTTGATAACCCACCAGCCACCGGCTTTGATTCCAATAGCCTTGGCATAGCCTGCAAGTTGTGCAACGTAGCCAAAGGAATCATTCTCAGCAAGAGTGTTGAAGTCCGTAAACTTATTGCGATAGGACCAATCACTGGCAGACTTAACGTCATCGACAGCACCCTCAGTAGTCAAGTCGGGTGTGCCATTTATCTCGTGACTACCGGCCTTGAGTGTGACTCTCTCTCCGTTAGAGTAGATCACACCGGCCTCAGTTAGCAGCCCTTTGAATACAGCTTCAACAATGTCACCTATCATCATGTTCATCAAGAAGTTAGATGACATTGTCGTTGCTTCTTCAGGACGATTCTTCTCGAACCACAGTTGACAGTAGGGTCTGCCTACATTAGACATCCGTAGGCTAAACTCTTTGTTGCGCTTGTCAACGAACTGCCGAACTAAAGCAGCACGTACATCTTCAGTGATCTGTTCAATCGTTTTCTCACTGACAGTCTTCTTGCCAGTGCGAACTTCTTCAATGTACTGGTGTACTTTTAATTCGGCAGGGTGATTCATTAGGCAGCGTCCTTAATCTCGACATCAACAAACTCATCAACAAGATCTGCATCGACAGCTTCTTGGCCTGCGCCACTAACACGTGCATCGTTGTGCTGCTTCACGATGTAGTCATTGTAGTTGTCAATCCAAGTGTTGAAGTCCGTGAATGTCTTCTGGTCTTTCTCAGTCAGTGCTACAGAACTAGAGAGATCAAGAGCAGCGAGAGGAAGAAAATAAGAACTACCATTAGGTAAATTCTTTTCCTCTGTTGCAAGGGTGATCCAGTGCTGAGGAAGAAGGCGATTCTGCTTAGCCATCTGAGTAATAGGAGCACCAAGGGTCTTAAATGCATCTTTGTTATCAACCTCCCAAATAAACGGTAGCAGAATATCGGGCTGCTCCTCACCCTGTGCATTGACAACATTCGTCATGCTCACTTCACCGAACAGAACACGAACACGCTTGATCGATTTGATTAGCGTCTTCATGTCATCAGGCAATGCACTGTAGTCTTCGATCCAACCACTAGGCTTGCCACAGTTAAAGCCACCCTCGTTGTCACGCAGATCAGACTTCAGATCCAGTGCCATCAGTGTCTTAACGAAACGTCCCTTGTCACCTTCCTTGATAAAACGCTTGTACATAAAACGCTGATTGAACAAGCGGATCTTCACATCACTTGAGAAGTGAGTAGGACCATCAGGAATGTCTAGCTTGTACAGACCTGCAGATACTACCTCTACCTTACGCTTCTTGCCTTTGACATCCTCTTCACCCATGACACCAGTGTGATCAATGCGTAGGCGTGGCAGGTTGGAAGACTTCTCCTTAGTGCTGTTGTCTGCCTGCATACCCATTGCTGCTGCTAGTGCGCCGAAGTTGGCTTGATTATCTACTAATGCTAAGTTACTCATATGTACACCTTTCCTAGTTTAATTAAACTTCCTTTTGCTCTAACCAATTATCACCCATCTTTGCTTCAAGTGCAAGGGGAACATTAAATTCTATGCCCCACCTTTGTTGTATCAGAGACTGCAATTCTGACTGCACTTGGTTTACTACTCCTACTACTTCCTCTACCTCGTCTGGGTGTACGTCTATCACGATTGAATCGTGGACAGAATTTACCACCACAGACTTGTATCCTTCAAGCCTTCTGTGTATCTCGACCAGCACCAGCGGGACTATGTCGGCAGTAGCGAAGCCTTGCACTGGGTAGTTCTTGATAGCTGTAAAGTTCGTTACAGTGCCATCACGCCTGCGCTGTACAGTCGGGAATGAATACTCCCTGCCACTGGGGATCTTGATAATCCGGTAGCCCAGTGCCTGCTTAGCCAAGGTCTTGTGCCACCCTGCTACTCCTTTATATTTTTCCATGAAGTGCTGGTAGTACGCTGCTTCTGCTGGGGTTCTCCCGTATCCAGTTGCTCCGTATAGAGGCGCAAAAGTATGCGCCTTAGCTTCCTGCCTAGTCGTTGTTTGACCAGCGTCCGTAATAACCTTCGCTGTATACGAGTGAACATCGAATCCTTCCTCTACTTCTTTCATAGCCACAGGATCTTGGGACAGGAATGCAGCAGTCCTAAACTCTAGCTGTGCAAAGTCTGCCTCCATGATCTTGCCTCCGGGAAACCTAGACACAAACACCTTCTTCACTGGGAATGTACCACCACGTGGCATGTTCTGCATGTTGGGATTAGCCCCACTGAATCGGCCTGTCGAAGTGATGTGCTGATTCAATCGGACATGCAGCTTACCATCAGGCTTGGTGTAGGCAGATATGCCATCCACAAAGTTTGACAGGTAACTGTCCAGTGCAGATAGCCTGCGTATCTTACGCAAGAACTCTTCGGCCTGCGTCATTCCTTTGTTCTTTGCGACTCGCTCCAAAATCTCAAGGTTCTCTTTGGCAGTTGCAAAACCATTAGCACTTGCCCACTTCGGCCCCGGCGCAGTGAACTTAAGACCAGCCATATCTTTTGTCGGGGTGAATAGATAGCCTGCACCCCCGCAAGTACCACACTTAGTAGCTTTCTTGAAGTCGGTTCCATCTTTCCTCTTCTTGTGTCTACTACCAGCCCCTTCACAGTCAGGGCACTTTACTGCCTTGGTCTTCATGACAGTCGTGAAACTGTTCTTGACTGCCGTACGGAAGTCTGTATCGGACATGTGTGGCGTGATGGCTGTTGACCACTGTGCCTTGTCCTTTGGCTTACGGCTATAAATAACCCATGACAATTGCTCAGGGCTATTCAAGTTGATAGGCGTATCACCCATGACCTGCCTAACAATCTCTTGCAGATCTGATTCTATCTCACGCTTCTCTTTCTCGAACTCATCCTTCACTTCATCGAGCTTGTTGATGTCAAGACTAAAGCCGGTGCAGTAGATCTTGCTAAGCACATAGCAGACTTCGTTAGTTAGATCGACTGTCTTTTGTAGACCCGCATCCTGCGCTGTCTGTAGGCGAGAAGAAAGTTTCTTATATAATCCCTCGGTTGCACCAATGTCATGTCGAAGATACTCCGATAGCTCATCGTGCGGGATATCCTTTGTGCTGTATCCTTTTTTGAAGTACTCATCCAGTGTGTCTTGCTTCTGTATCTCTAAGTGATATCGCTCAGCACATGCAGCCAAGTTAAGGGGAGCCTTGTTACCACGTTGTAATACGTACTCAACAAGCATGGTATCAAACACCTTGCCACTGTACTTAAACCCCGACTCCCACAGCCAAGGCAGATCGTGTGCTAGGTTGTGGCCTACCAGTACGTCTGCACTGTCAAGGTAGTCCTGAATCACATCTCTGCCGTTGACTGTAGGTGCTACCTCTGAGTGATCAAAGGTAGCGATGTATGTCTCTTCGTCACCAACAAACTTGCAGCCAACCATGACCAGTGTGTTAGTCGGTTCAAACGGATCAAGATGTTTCTTACCATCACGTGTCGTGACAGTGTTCTCCACATCAAGGATAAGCACGTTCATGATGAGTACACTCCAGTGTGATAGTCGAACTCACAGTTGACAATGCGATGGACACCTGTGATCTTGTTCTTAACGATGTTCAGATACCGCATACCATCGTCCTCTGTCTGATCATTGAGTGGTGGATTACGTGCAACAAGGATCATCAGATCTGACTCGCCTGCAAGACCTGTCTTACTGCCTTCGATCATGGCCTGAGACAGAACGATCTTACCTTCTGCTTCAGCACTTAGCTGTGTACAGTACACCACTAAGCAGCCATACATCTTGCCGATGTTACGTGCATAGATAGCGTTAGCCTTCAGTGCCTCTGCACTATTCGATGCTGAACCTGCAATGGCATCCTCAACAAACTTGCTACCGATATCCAGCACGACAATGTCAGGCTTGTGCTTCTTGATCACTGCCTCTGCCCATGACATCGTACGTCCTGTTGCATCCACAAACTTCAGGTTGTCTCGGATAGGATCATAAAACCTGTGTGCCTGTGTCTTGTCATCTGAGATCTGATGCATGGTCATGCCAGTGCATGCTGTCAGGTAACGGCTGGCTACTCGCTCAGGCTTTTCCTCATTGCAGAGTATGAGGATCTTTGCCCCTTGAGCTGCCCATCCATTAGGACCAGCGCACAAGGAGGCGTGGAAAGAAGACTTCCCCACATTGCTTCGTGCTCCGATGACGAAGAGCATTCCTGAATCAAGACCTGCCACTGAATGGTGGAGGGTTGGAATATTGAACTGCCACTTGGTATTGGTACTAGCACGTTCCAAGAGATTATCAATTGTATTGTCAACATAAGTGACCCTTACAGATGGCATGAAGTCATCTTGATAGTTGTTGATTAAATTACGTAGCGGTTCGAGACTCGTCTTATCTCCGTTGACAAAGTCAAAGCCAAGGTTTGCTACGTCTTGCCCGATCACCTGTCGAAACAGACTGCTGAGTACGTCTTGTGCTACTTCAGAACTCAGTGCCTCTGTCTTGTTGATAGCATGAAACGCCACTTCGTATGTGTGCTTCTGTGCTGTGGTGAGTGTGGGATTTTGTGTGAAGAACAAAGCCTTTACTTCATCTAACGTCAGGTCTTTGTCGTACTGCTCCATCGCATGATCGATGGTTTGTTTTATCTTGCGGTTCTCTTTGTTAAAGAGTTTCTCAGGGCATTTAGATTTTGTGTCTTCGTAGAATTCTTTCTTCAGTAAACTCTTAAGTAATGCAAGTTCCATAGTCAGCTTTCAATATGTTGGTTAGCAACAATACATCTTCCTCGTTCCTGTATTTTAGATCATCCC